CATATAAAGATGTTTCATTCTTTGTCTTTCCAGTGTATCTTTTAGAACAGTTGTTTAAGTCATAACGCATTTGATTTTCATCAACCAGGGCCGATGCAATCATCGTGTCCACAATAAGACCGTTAACACTTAGACCCAACGCGCGTATCCAACAAACGTCATACATGGCGTTGTGAAATATTTTCTTAGCTGGTGTATTTAATACACCTTGAAACCATTTTAAAACTTTCTTACGATCCATATTACCACCACCTTCATGAGCGATTGGATAATAACCCGACCATCCGTGTACAGCTACAGCTATTCCTGTAACATCTCCTCTACCTGTAACTGAACCTGATCCCATTTTAATTAAATCTGGATCTTTAGTTTCTAAGTCAATTGCAATCTCATCATATTTAGATAAATCTGGAAAAGAATCTGGTGGTAGCCACTCTGTTTGTGGTGCGAATAAAGGTTTTTGTATCATTTAGTTATTCCCCATGAGTTAGGTTTCTTTTTTATTTCTTCTTTCACTGGCTCAGGATAGTCTCTATCAATCGCCATGTCAATGTAATGTTTTGCTTTTAATAAATCTTCTTTTTGATTTTTCTGTTTGTGCCTACACAAATATTTTATTGCATTGCCTTCGGCAAATGGAATATTATTTCTATTAATAAATTCTGATGGTTGAATAACCATAGATTTATAATGATCCCCACCTACTTGCTTTTTATATATTTTATCTTTCATATATCTCCCATTGGAAATGATTTGTTCTCGTCTTTTGGTCTTACAATATGTAAATGTTCCTTGGTCCTTGTTGCACCAACATAGAACAATCTATTCTCATCATCTCTGTTACGTTCATAGGCTAGTTGTGTACTGTGTGTTAAGTCTGGAAGAATAACAACGTTATCTTCTTCACCACCTTTGACACTGTGTATTGTAGATAATTTTATTCTTGCACCTTCTTTTAATGATTCACCATTAGCTCTCATCTTTCTAATGTAGGTAACTCTTTGAGATCCAGCATTATCAAAACATTCATACCAAGTTTTTTTAGTATTTAAACCATAGTCTTTGTGCAATACATCTAGTCCATAAAATGAATCTTTAACTAAAGCTTTAAGTTTTTTCTTATCCCAATTAGTATTGCTCATATATAATGCAATTTTTTGAATATCTTTCCCATGCATAAGTTGCCCTTGTCTTAGATGTTCCCAATTAGCTGCTGCTTCTTGAATTTGTTTTTCAAAAGATTTGCCAAATCTATTTTCAAAATATAATCCTTTCTCTTTTAATATATCTTCAATTGGTTTAAGTTGATGTCTAGTTCTAGTTAACACTAACCAGTTACCATCTTTCATGTTAATATCTTCAAAGTTCCAGTGTTTAGTAATTGATCCTTCATGTGCTTTTGGTTGCCAGTTCTTAGGTAATCTATGTGAAACTCTTTCAATAATTTTCATAGCATAGTCATGAATTTTTTTAGGAATCCTAACTGATTGAGTCAGGTTTAATATTTTTCCTGTTTGAGTAATAAAAGAATCTACATCTGCACCAGCCCATCTAAAGATAGCCTGGTCATCATCACCCGCAATAAAAGAATCGTTTGTATTAAAGCTATCTACCATGTCCCATTGCATACGAGACAAATCTTGTGCTTCATCTATAAATACCACATCAAACTTGGGAGACTTATCAGACTTTACAAAGTCTAATATCATATCGTTATAATCTATAAGGCCATATTCTTTTTTATATCTTTCTAATTCATTCCCTATAATTTTAAGTTTTGTGTATTCTAATTTTTGGTTGTGTTCTTTAAGATTAAATTGTTGATCAAGAGTTATGTTTCTAAGTTTAGCTAAATGTATTATACGTAAGTAATCACTTTTAGTTGTAAAGAGTCCAGTCTCTTCTTCATCCCAATCATTATAATCTATTTGTATATTTATTTTTTTACCTAGATCTTCATAATGTCTACGTTGCATTACATCTTCTTTATTAATACCTAGTCTTCTAAAAGCTAATGAGTGTAAAGTTCTAAAGTATGGAAGGTCATCTTCCGTAAAATTAAATTTATCAATTGCTCTTTCTTTTGCTTCGTTAGCTGCTTTCTTTGTAAAGGCAAAGTAACCCACCTTGTCTGGATCAGTTTCTTTTAAATAATCATCTACTTTATTTAAAAGAGTATGAGTTTTACCGGTGCCTGGTGGTCCTAACACTATTGTTTTCATTTTAAATTTACTAATCTTTCTTTTACTTGTTTAAATGCAATTGATTTTTTAAACAGTTGTCTCATTTCTTCTTCTTTTATTTTTGTTGTTTTTTCTAAAAGATTTAATTCTTCTACCTTTGCAATAAGTTTTTTAGCTACATCATAATATCTTTTATGTATTCTTTTTATTCTTTTTTGTTTTATTTTTTCAGGATGAGAATTATCTAATTTACCAAGATAAAGATTAGACTTTTGTTTTTCTGGTTTTAATTTACAAATTAAAACTGCTTCCCAATACTGTCTTCTCTCTAAATTTTTTGATGCTTTGATAATTCTTATACTATCTACAGGGCTATGATCCATAAATCTAAATGCTCTACCCCCATATTTATTTTTTGTTTCTCCAATATACATTAATTTATTTTCAAAATATCTTAAATAAATTGCAGGATATTCTTTTACATTATACTTTATGATTGTTTTCAAAACACCTCCTTTGGTTTAAGTTGTTTGGGTTTATAAACATCTTCTGGTTTATCAAATTCATTTACTATCATAACACTAGGTCTTTTCTTCCCAACATAGATTCTATCGTCTTTACAATCGCAATGTTGTATTAATAAGTCTTGTGTGGTTTGATGTTTCTCTGGCCATTTTCTTCTTTGTAAATAACCATAATAAAATTTATTAAATATAAAATGATGTTTACCTTCAAATGTCCAAACGTTTCCTAAAAATATTTCTTCTTTGTTTGTTGTAGCTGCAGAATCATTCGTACAATATTCTTCTAAATGAGATTTTAATTGCTCTATTAAAGATGAACCTGCAGGTGCTGGTATTAATTCTACGTTTGTTAATAATAAATCTGTATACTTTTCAAATTCTTTTACTGTAACTCTTGGTGGCTTTCTATTAATTTGTTCTGTTACTGTCTTTCTAAATAATCTTTGCTCCATTAAATAATCTATATTATCTAATCTCACTCTCATACCATCTACGTTAACCCAATAGTATGGTTGATCTAATTCTACTTTTTGTAAATCTGTTAACGCAGGAAATACTGATTCTCCACTAATTCCAAATTTTCTAGTTTTACATAATGCTTTATCACAATGATTACACATTGGTTCTTCATTACATTTAAAACCTAAATCTTTTTTACTGTGAAATTTTATTTTATCTTGAATAACTTTATCTTCTAAAGGTGTTGTAAAGTATGTATAATTAAATTGATTTATTTTTTTAGCCCAATCTTCTGGCCATTTTCTTTTAGCGTATTGTATAAATTGATAAATAACTCTATCTCTACCGTCCTCTAATTTAGTTTGTGTTAAAGATTCTATACATGGTGGTCCATCACTAAATTCTGACTCTGGTCTTTTTACTTTTAATTTTTCTAATTGTTCCGGTGTTTGAACTTGTTCATTGTAGAGTAAATAAAAAGTTTCTAGATTAGCAGCTTGACCATCGTGATCAAAGGAATATCTTGTTGTATCATCACCATTAAAGTATGGTAAGTTTAAGAAATTTCCTGTATCCTCTTCTGATTTTAATTCTATTTGTTTTGGAAATACTTCTGATCCACCATACCCTAACACTGCACTAATAGATAAAAGTTTATCTCTTACTAATTTTGCTTCAACAGGTACAGTTGTAAATATAAATACGTGAGCACCACCTGACTTAGATCTGAATACTATTAGTGGTAATTTTAATAATTTAATTTTGTTAATTAATTTTTTATGATCAAATCCTGCATAAGAATCTATGTCTATGCAACCCCATCTACATTTGTTTTCATCATTAATAGGAATAATACCAAGACTGGGTTCAGTCCCTTGTAAGTGTTTTAGCCAAAGATCTTCTGTAACTCTTTCTCTTAAAATAAAAGATTTACCCTTTATTTTCTCTCCATCAGCGCCCTTTTTGTCCACATATGTGACACCTCGTGCACGTTCTAATCCTTGGAATATATTTTTAAAACTTTCTACCGACATAAAATTTAAAAGTGGGCGTATCCACTCTCGCTTCGACGCCCACTACCTAGGATTCGTTAGTATGGAGTACTAGAAGTTTCTTCTGATCCATGTTTAGCTTGAACTTCACCTTTGCCTACTCGCTCAGCAAAATTTTTAGCTATGTCATAGATAGATTTATCAGTAACAGGACCAATTTTTGACACATCCCATCCAAACCATGTTCCTTTGTCATTAGACATCTGAACAGGTTTTAGATTATAAATGTGGCTGTAAGTTGGCGGTGTAAATAAACCATTTTTACCCTGTAATTTAATTCCCATCATCATTGAATTCCATTTTCTACTCACTTTTAATTGAGTAGCTTTCATTGAAATTAAAGCTGTGGTTGGACTGTCACCCATTAATATAACAAAATGACTAGCAGTATTTTCTAAATAGTTACCATTAGGTAATCTATCCTTATAAGATTTATCACGAGTAGTTGTACTCACAATATCACTATCTGCTTCGTGAATTGCAACAGGTGCTCCTGTGCTTGTTCCACGATCTTGCCACTCTATATATTGTCTTTTATAAAAGACCGGTATAACATTTATATTGCTATACAGTTCGTTAGTAACAGTGTTGATTATCTTGCCAGGCTCTGCGCCTTC